GGCAGTAAACTTAGCAGTGGGCGGTTACATATTAAATGCTTGGACTCACGTTGCAATAGTTAGGAACGGTACTGCTGGGACAATATATCTAAACGGTGTTTCGGCTGGAACATTCTCATGGGGAACACTATATGCTGGTACATCAAATTTGATTGGTGAATATTTAAATAGTACAAACTACTTTTTCACTGGCTACATTACCGATGTAAGAATTACGCCTGCTGCGATATATACAACAACGTTCACTCCACCAACGGCGCCATTAACTAACTACTCTAACTCCGTGCCTTCAAGTTTGTTATTGAACTTCAACAACGGCGGTATTGTTGATCAACACGGTTCGTTTAATTTTGCAACCGTTGGTAACATACAAACAAGTACCAGTACAGTCAAATATGGTACTAGAAGTCTACAGTTCACTGGTACTAGCGGAGCGTACTTGCAGTCATTCCAATCACTACCAGCATTGCAATGGTGGCTTGGATCATACACAGTTGAATACTGGATCTATGCCAACGCTTTCAGCTCTGGCGGCAACAATGAATCTACTGTACTAGGCTGTATGGGTGCAACGGGTACCAGTACCTACTGGGGATTTGGTCCAATCGCTGGTGGTACAGTTCGTTGGTACTACTACAACGGTGCCGCACAGAACTTGACCACAAGTACTGCATTGTCCACTGGTCAGTGGTATCATTTGGCGTTTGTAAATAATGCCGGTGCATTAACCATCTATATCAATGGAGTATCATCGGCTACTGGCACAATCAGCGGTACCCCGCAAGCAGTGGCTACGCTTCCACTGACACTGGGATCTTCAAACAATGTGTCATTCAACGGTTATCTAGACGATGTACGCATTACCAAATATGCACGTTACACTGGCAACTTTACTCCCCCACCCGTCGGTGACGTAGCTCAATAAATACACTATAGGATAACAAAATGCAAAAGATTAAGAAGTTATACCGCAGTAGTTATACTGGTGAAGATATCATCCGTGAGATGACTTATACTGGCGGCGAGTGGGTCAAGAACATTGAAACAGTGCCCAGTGCTGTTGAAAACAAACAAATCAGCGGCAGAGCAGTTGTGCTGGGCAATGGGGTAAGTCGCATAGAATTAAACCCAAATCTTTTCACACTATTGAAAAATCACAAGGGTGGTTTGTTGGCTTCTAGCAGAGTACAGACCTATGGCTGTAACGCTATTGTCAGAGACTTTATTCCAGACTTTGTTGTAGCTAACGACGAAGTAGCCGCAGAACTAGTCAATGGTGGCTATTGCGATCAGACTATCATCTATGGTACAGCACAAATGGTTCTAAGTTATCCTGGTAAGTTTTATCTTGTACCTCAAAACCCAAACTGGAATATGGGAGCTATTGCTACTTATTTGGCCTGCTTTGACGGACACAAAACAGTCTATTTGATGGGACACGACCTACACAGCGGACACACAGATTATCAAATGAATGTCTATGCTGGCACACGTGGCTATCCCGATCAGATCAGTGACACTACTGAAAAATACTTCGAACAAACAATGCTGAACGTTATGAAGATGTACGATGATGTTGAGTTTGTCAGAGTAAGTCCAACAACTTCTTACTATATGCCAGAAAGCTGGAAGTATCAATTGAACTTGCGTCAGATTGATTTCAGACAGTTTGTTATTGAAAGCGATTTAGGGTAATTGTTCGATTGTGCGTAGTTTGTCTACTACGCTACTGAACTTGAATGTTCGCCAAACTCCGGGATGCAATGGCTTGGGATAATCATCTAATGGCACCCAGCAATATCCTCGGTGCTCTTTATTCAACTCGGGCACAAATTCTTCGTCTACTTTGATTACGTAAGTGTGATACTCAAACTTGTTAGTATCGCTGGTAAATTTTTCTATGGGTATGAGTTTTGCGTCTTTGATAAATCCACCCAACTCTTCGGTGATTTCACGCATTAGTCCTTTTACAATACTTTCACTGCGTTCGATTTTGCCACCCACAAGACCCCAAGAGCCACTGTGCGTGCCATTGCGTAACAAGAAAAGATATCTGTGAGTAGTTCTACAATAGATTAGAGCACCCGCACCAATCAGAGGACCAGCATCCACTCGCCCTGATCGTACACTCCGTCGTAGCTCTTTGTCCATCGTTGCTCTTGCCATTTGTATTGAATACCTGTAGTTAGGTTAGTAACGTATTGTAAATCATTTGTGTTCTCGCTGTCAAACACAACTTGCCAATATGTGCCATTGTATTGAATAATGTCATTGGCATTTGCAATCAGATTCTGTCCACCAGTACCTTGCCAAGCAACAGGACCATTTGAACCATTATCATAACTACCAATGCTGTTGATTAACAAGTAGCGTGTGCCAGTACTGGGTGTAGTTAGACCACTGCCCGGACCCACTGTCTGTGGATCAATGATGGCATTTATAGCATTCAATGTATTTGCTGGCAGCGTATCTGCAAACGGATTAAAAATCAGTATTGAATCATCTGTTGGATTGATGGCGATAGTACCAATTATCTCACTGCCATTTGGTTGTGTCAGGCGAATTTCGCTTGAGTCTGGGGTATACTTGCCGTACTCACCCAATAACTCTGACCAACTGTGCTGACTGCCCACAACAGCATCTAGTCCATACTGACTGTAGTTTTTGATATCTGTGGGCTGTAGTAGTTTCAAATAGTAGTTTGTGCCATTGTTGGTAAACAATACACCATAGTTGTTTACAGTCACAATAGTCTGTGCCAAACTTTCCATTGTATCAATATCTTGGAAATTGGTAATGACCTGTTGAATAACACCCATCTTCTTGACCTTGACGCTGGTGCTGATCCAGATTGGCATATCAAATGTCATAGTATAGACGCTGATAGGGTCGTCACCGCCTGTGGGCACTGTTCTGCTATCCCAGTTGCTGTCTGTAAGATTTACCACAGTCAGACTAGCCCAGTCAATGTAGTTGTCTGAGCTTTGTAATTCAAGCGATGGATTAAACAATGTAGCCAACTGTTCTTGTATCTGTAGCTTTTGCTCAGTATTGCTAGTCCAAATGTCTAGCTTGACTGTGAGCTTCCAAGGAGCTGGCATCATACGTTCTACGCTGTAGTTCTGGCCCTCTGTTGTGCCATAAGTTCCAGTCACTGGATCAAAACTACGTTGACGAAGCTGCATACTCTGTGTGTATGTTGGGTCTTGCATACGAGTTTGATCGTAGGTTAAAGCACTGATATACACAGCCATTGCTGGTACAGAGTTAACAGTGTTCTCGCTATTGTTACGCAGAATGGTTGCTGCCTGTCTGCTTTGATCACCATAGATAACTGGCACACGCTGATATGTGATGTTACCGTTTCTATCTGCCCCAAAGGCAACATAGAAGTCACTTATCACACGCATAAACTGACTGATATAACGACGAATCTGTCCGTCATAGAAATAATTTGAAGGAGCTGTCATTAATTATCTGCTTTCGGTGTTAGTGCTGTGCTCAGACTTTGTTTAACATTTACAGTATTACCATCGGCATTAGTAAACGTACCACTTGCATTGACAAATGTGCCAAGCAGTGTTTGATTGTTTTGACCCTGTGTAAGACTTGTACGTTGTACGTCATTGATTGCGAGCCAACGCTTGCCATCAAATCTAAACACACGATTTGGCAAGTAGTCTGTGCGCAAGAAGTATTCACCACTCAGAGGATTTGCAGGGAACTGTATGCCCATACCCATTGCAATACCGTTAGGAGCAGTAGCAGTACCGCTTAGGTAAGCATATGGAATATCGGCAGCAGTTTGTAGGCCTTCATCAGCGGTATCTCGTACATCGTCTGCGGTATCTGTGCCATCATCTGCGGTCTTCTCTGGTTGTTCTGCAATAGTCTCAGGTTCAACATACAATGAACTTGTGTCGTAACCACTAAGTGGAACGTTGGCTTCACCCTCACGGATAGTGGCATCGTTCACAGCAAGATTTTGATCAAGAGTACTGAGAATTTGTCCAATTGGGGTATTGCTACTGCCCACTGTGATGTTGTTGAGAATGTCTTTGTACTCTTGGCTGTCTACTAAGGGATTCAACTTGACACGCCACAAGTGTGGCCACCATGTAGGCGTAAACCCTTCTGACGCAAAACTGCTGTCCCCAACTACATAGTAGCGTTTTAGTGCAGCAGGCACATCCTGATTCAGTGCGTCATAGTCTGTCAAGTGTTGTAGCTCTAGCACATCGCCGTTCATCAACTTACGACCAATTAGGTCTACCATGTCACGCAAATGAAAGACCATGAAGATTGTGCCAGTTGCCAAGAACAGACCAAACTGTGACAAGTCAAAGTCTTGATCCTGACGCTGATAGATACCGCGCATCTTGTAGACTGAGGTATCGTATTTTCTATCTCTGTTCTCTAGCCACAGCAAGTCCTGAATGTTTTGTTCACTTTGGTTAGTATAGCTGGGCTTGGTTGCGTATTCACTGATGCCCACAGTAGTGCCACTGGCGATGTTTGCTGTGACATTAGCGCTGAGAGTGATGGTCGAAGCATCTTTTGCGACAACACTGGCGGTTGCGGGCACATTGGTGCAAGTGATGGTATCGCCCAAATTGATATTTGCTGTGTCACTGACTGCTAACACATTGGTAATAGTTGTGACTGGGCTTGTTGTGGTGACCTGAACACCCTGTGTGATCGGGCCCAAATACTTGTGGCACAAAATGCCAGTCCCGCCCACAGTGAACATTTCACTAATGCGGCGATCAAAAAACTTGTAATCGTTGGTGTGTCGCCCGTCTTGCCATAAACTCAGTCTTGCCACAGTGTATTCCTCGTATGCAGTATTTATTCTTAGGTTGACTCGTAAATATATTGGTTGTATAATCTAGCCATGAATCAATATTCTGCAAAACTTACCAGACTTTTAGCCATTGTGACCAGCACAAAAGATATCCGTGCCAAGTCTGATTTGTTCAAACTTTACACAAACTGTAAAAATGTCTATGTAGAAATGGACAAAGAAAGCGTAGAATGTCGCAGATTGCACAGAATCACAGTTAAGTACACAGAGCTTGAGCAAAAGTTAAACAAAAGTATTACAGAATTTGAGCAGTGGATCACTTTTGCCACGCTACTCTACGGTTGACACAGACATTTTTTGGTTGTATAATAGACACATCTAAACAGACAACAGCATCATGGATCTTAAAATTATCACTCGAAACTCAGGCAAAAAAGCCCTACTCGAAGCCTGTGTTCAGTGGCTTGCACAAGAACTCAAGATCCGTGACAACAAGTTTTCTCTGACCCTCAGCACACAGCGTGGGTTGGTCAAAAATGTGGATTCTCGTGGTATGGCTTGGATCAACGATAAAAAAGATTATACTATCGTTATTGACAGTCAGCTAAACTTTGATACAATGATTAGAACTGTGTGCCACGAAATGGTTCACGTTAAACAGTTTGTTCGTGGTCAATACAGCTCAGAACTTAAACGGGGTCGTGTTATTCGTTATTGGAAAGGCACTGCCTACAAAAACGCTAAGTATCACGAGTCTCCTTGGGAAATTGAGGCAGCAAGCAAAGAAGGTCTGCTTGCGCTAAAACTAAATGGAATTTTACAAGAATGTACGAAGTAATAGATAAAACAGGATTTGTTCGTGGCAAGTTCGCAGACTTGTCCTCAGCAATGGAGGCAGCAAAACTTGTTGATGAGTTTGTGACCATCAAGGGCACAGACTTTGAAGTATGTGGTATGTTTGGGGTAGACAGTATCAAAGATGGTCTGTGCCCTGATGGGGTCGAGTACGATTGGAACAAGAAAAATCGTATTGGTCGTGTTAAACGAGAATTTGGAGTATAAAATGGCAACAGTAGCTGGCATCAAAATCAAAACTAAAGCGCCTCGTGAGAAGCGCATTGCATTTGCAGATGAAAAATACACTGGTCCCGAACCAGAATGGTCAGAAGATGCCAAAGACTGGCCTCAGGATAAGTTTGATAGCAAACTGCGTAAAAGTATGAACTATTACAACTATCATTACAGTCAAAAAGACTGTAAGAAGTATGTTGTAGAGTGGATGCAAAACAGCAAGACTTTTGACAAAACAGAAATCAAGGCATTTATTCGTGCTAGTGATCGTTCACTGAGTATGACTGCCTGTAGCCTGATTATGGCGCATCGTCAGGGTATGCCACTGAATCAACGACACACAGAGTTTTTGGTTCAGAGCATCCAAACTTCAATGGCTACAGCAGAACCCGAAGCAGTAGAAGCCATCAAGACTCCCGAACAGGCATACAAAGCCCCCACAATTCAAGACCGTATGAATGAGAAGACCTCAGAACTCATCGGCGAACTTGAGGGCAAGTATGACGAAATGGGCACAGTCAAGTTCTACGAATGGTTCACAGCAAACAATGTGATCCAAAGTCAACTCAGCAAGTATGAAGCACTGTTTGCAAAACGCAAAGCAGAGTTAGAACTGGCACAGAGTAAAAAAGATGCTCAGGTCACTGAGGGCTATAGCCATCTTAAGGCAGCTGACCTCAAGAAACGCATTGCTTGGCTCACTGATCTGTTGGCAGCAGTCGAACAGTATCGTGGTGTCAAGAAAGCTATCAAAAAAGCTCGAGTCAAAAAAGCTCCTAGCAAAGAAAAACTTGTGGCTAAACTCAAGTATGCAAAAGACTTCCCAGCACTCAAAATTGTGTCTATCAATCCTGCAGACATTATTGGAGCACAGGTCTTGTGGGTATACAATACCAAAACTCGTAAGTTGGGCAAGTATGTTGCAGCCGCATACAAGCAGCTTTCAATCAAGGGCACCAGCATTGAGGGATTTGATACAGATAAAAGTGTAAGCAAGACCCTACGCAAGCCCGAAGAAAAACTCAAAGAATTTGCCAAAGCAGGTAAGATTGTGTTGCGTAAGTTCTTGGAAGACATCAAGGCTACAGAAAGCAAGCTCAACGGTCGTATCAGCACAGACATTGTGCTATTGCGTACAGAATAAGGAGAAATAAATGATTTTACAAGGAACAGCGGCTCAGAATTCCGGAAAATCCGGTGAACAACTCATCGCAGAGTATTTCATCGAAAAAGGGGTTGAAGTCGTAAAATACAAAGATTATCAATATTCTCAGCAAAAAAACGGATTTACCGCGGTCAAGAGTTATCCATATGTAAATCATTTGGGTACAAATTCAAGAATTGATCTTGCGTTGCTTCGGGATAATTCACCAATATTGGGTATTGAGATTAAAACTCAAGAGGTACCCGGAAGTGTGGATGAAAAACTGGCAGCAGTCGCATTGAATGGTAGAAGCAGTATTTTTCCAAAACACATATGTGCAGTATTGGGAAATCATTGGACTTATGGGCGTGGACAGCAGTGGGTGAAAAAAGTCAATGAAAGTATGTCCAATAATAAGTTTTCTATATTGTATTATGAAGAAGTTTGTTCTAAAATAGATGAAAACTTAAATACATCTATGAAAAAGAACAAAGCAGATAAAAAACAGTTAGCGTATATCGGAACTTCTCCGGGAGAAAAAAGAGATAGTGATAGTTGGTACACTCCGGCGAAATATGTTGAAAGCGCAAGAACAGTATTGGGTGGGTTTGAGCTAGATCCATTCTCTAGTGAAATTGCCAATAAAACTGTAAAGGCAGCTAGATACTTTACTGCCGAAACAGATGGTTTGGCGCAGGATTGGAAAACAGCAAATGAAAAAACTGTATGGATGAATCCTCCGTACGGTCCATTGATGAAAAAATCTATTGACAAGTTTATCTCAGAATTTGAAAATAATAATTTTGAATCTGGTATAGTACTATGCAACAATGCGACAGATACACAATGGTTTGCTAAACTTGCCACAAAGGCAAGCGCATTCTGCTTTACTAATCATAGAATTCAATTTGAAAACTTTGATGGAAAAGCCACTAGCGTGAATACCAGAGGGCAAGTGTTTGTGTATTTTGGTGACAATGTGGATAAATTCGAGCAAGAATTTAAGAAATATGGTCATATCATGACAACGACACAATAACCAAATCGAGTAATCTAAGTGCCCTGCTAATAAATACCATATTAGTAGGGCATTTTAATGAGCGATTATTCGATACCAAATTCACAGACCAGCGTTGGAAACTTAAATGTTTTCAACAGCTTACCAACAAGCACACTCTATAACCCAAATACTGGTACTGGGGCAGGCTCAATCGCATTTGATGCATCAGCACTGCCCACAAGTGATGCTCAACGAGCCAACATCATTGACTATATTCGTATGCGTCTAGCTGACGGTATCGTTGATGTTGAACTTGAAAACGAGCACTACAATATGGGTATCAATCAGGCCTTGATCAAGTATCGTCAAAGAGCCTCAGCCAGCACAGAAGAAAGTTATGCGTTCCTAGACTTGCTGCCAGAGACACAAGAATACATCTTGCCAAAAGAGATTATGAACGTCAGAGCAGTATTCCGTCGTGGTATTGGTAGTGTGACTGGTACAACTGCAAGTCAGTTTGAACCATTTGCCACTGGCTACTTGAACACTTATATGTTGACAGCGGGTCGTGTGGGTGGTCTGACCAACTACGAACTGTTCGTTGACTATCAAAAGTTGAGTATGAAAATGTTCGGGGGCTTTATGAACTACACATTCAACAAAGCAACCAAGAAACTCACAATCGTTCGTAAAATGCCCTATGGCTATGGTGGAGCAACTGGCTTTGACAATGCTCAGAACCCATTCGAATCAGTCTTGTTGTGGATTGATAACGTCAAGCCTGACAGTATGATTTTGGGCGATGCCAGCAGTTTCCCTTGGATCCAGGAATATGCTTACAGTTTCTGTAAGATGATCTTGGGTGAAGCCCGTAGCAAGTTCTCACAGATTGCTGGTCCACAGGGCGGCACTAGTCTGAACGGTGATGCGCTTAAAGCAGAAGCCAAAGAAGAAATGGCCAAGTTGGAGGACGAAATCATCAAGTACGTAGAAGGTTCAATGCCCCTGACTTGGGTAACTGGCTAACCGTAGCTCTTGATTTTTATAAATCTACAATGTTAAAATGCTCTCTATACGAGGGCATTTTTTATGATTATTGGCATTTGTGGATTTATCGGAGCAGGCAAAGATACAGCAGCAGACTATTTGGTCAACTTTCACGAATATCGCAGAGAAAGTTTTGCCAATACTCTGAAAGATGCAGTCTCAGCAGTGTTCGGTTGGGACAGAACCATGCTTGAGGGCAGAACTAAAGAAGCCCGAGCGTGGAGAGAAGAAGTTGATACATGGTGGGCAGAACGACTCGAAATGCCACACTTGACGCCCCGCTGGATTTTACAGTATTGGGGCACAGAAGTATGCAGACAGGGCTTTCACGATGATATGTGGATTGCTAGCCTAGAAAACAAACTACGCAAGACACAAGACAACGTTGTGATCAGCGATTGCAGATTCCCCAACGAGATTGCAGCTATCAAAGCACAGGGTGGCAAGATTATCTGGGTTCAGCGAGGCATTACCCCACATTGGTACGATGTAGCAAGTCTGGCAAATCGCGGAGACACTAAAGCTAAAGAATGGCTCAAGTCTGAGGGTATTCACGCCAGTGAATATAGCTGGGCTGGAACTTGCTTTGATGCTATCGTAGACAACAACGGTACTATTGACAGTCTGTATCAACAACTCAGAAGTCTGGTGTTAGCGGACCCTGTCTCCAAGCAAGTTTTGATCGATAAACTTCCTGACAACAGTTTAAGCACACAGTCTTGAGATTAAAGTGATTGTTGTTTCGTAGATTCCCATCTAGATAGAACACAGCACTCTGTTCTACTGGGAACTTGAACTTAAAGCCGCATTTTTCACAATGCGGTTTTTTTCTGTAGCCTGCTTTAAACCAAGCTGCTACTTCTTTGTGCTTCTTGCCAGCCCTCTTACATACATCACAAACACGGCGATAGTGCTGAGCGCCGTTCTTATCAACATAGTTATGTGCTACTGGTCTGGCATTGCAGACTGGACAAATCTTTCTTTCCATATTGTATTTACGCTATTCTTCGCAAAGAGCATCGTAGAACACCAAAAAACAGCATATTTTATAAATATCTTTATATTAGAAGGAAGATTACTATGGCATTAGTATCACCAGGTTTGAGTATAACCGTTACAGATGAGAGTCAGTATATCAGCAATGCAGTCGGAACAGTTCCACTGGTATTGATGGCTACTGCACAAGATAAAACAATCAATGGTTCTGCCGCAACAGGCACCTCAAAAGCAAATGCAGGCGCATTACAGATTTTTGGTAGCCAACGTGAGTTGAGCACAGCGATGGGATATCCAATATTCCAACAAAGTTCAGCTGGTACTCCATTGCACGGAAACGAATTAAACGAATACGGTCTAATGGCAGCTTACAGCGCATTGGGCGTAAACAATCAATTGTACGCAGTTCGTGCTGACATTGACTTGAACGAATTGCAACCAACTAGCGTTCGTCCAACAAGCGCAGTTGCAGATGGTACATATTGGTTTGACATTGCAGACACAACTTGGGGTATCTATGAGTGGAGTGCTGACACACAGACATTCACACAAGAAACTCCTATTCTTGTTACAAGTAACGTACAAGTAACACAGGCAAATACACAGGGTATCTATACTGGTGGTTCTGGTGGTGTTTATACTCCACTTCCAAGCGTTGGTAGCATCGGTAACTACGCAGTTGTCACAACTGACGGATACAATCGTGTATTCTACAAAGCTGGTAATGCAGTAAGTAGCGGTCAATATGGTCAATGGTCTAGCTTCGCAGCCAACGTTGGCTACAGCAACGGCGCACTTTATAACAAGTGGGTCTTGGTTGGTACTCCTGAATGGCACGCAAGCCACCCAGCAACAACTGGTACAGTATCAAGTGCTAGTTTGACATTGCCAACATCTAGCTATATGTTCATCAACGGCGCTAACGTTGCTGTTACAGTTGGTAGTTCATACAGCATGGCTAACGTTGCAAGCGCAATCAACGGTGCATTTATTTCTGGTGTTGCTGCTGACGTTGTAAACGGTAAACTAGCATTGTACACCAATGGTATTTCTAACGGTGGCAGTGGTAACATTGTTATTGCCACAGACCCAAGCTGGAACAGCGCAAGTAACGTAGCATTGATCAACGCAGTTGGTTTGACAGTTGGCGCTTACAGCACTCCTCTAATTCAAACAACATCGGCATTGCAGCCAGGTGGCCACACAACTTACGGCTACGGTAGCTATGCAAACGTTCCTTACTGGACTTCTAGTGATACTATTCCTGCTCCGAACGGTTCAGTATGGTTGAAGACTGGTGCAACAGGTGGCGGTTCTAACTTTGTATTCAAAGAATACAATGCTACAACAGGTCTATGGAGTTCACTAGCAGTAAATGCATATGCAAACGACGGTTCTGCTCTGTACGGTCTAGATCCAACAGGCGGCGGTGTAAATATTCCAACTGGCACGGTGTTTATGCGTGAAGATCCAAACGGATTGAACACTAACGTATATGGTTATGCAGGTTGGAGAGCACGTGTTCGTTCAGTAGCAGGTGCAGTGAGTGCAACATCTACAGTACCATCAAATCCATCTACAATGGGCTGGACAACTGGTACACAGTTCACAATGGCAGTTTCTACAGTTGGTACAAGTGCTATCACTACAGTAACAGTCACCGTCAACGGAACTGGTATGGCTGACTTTGTTGCAGCAGTATCAGCAGCAGCTGGCTCAGTGAGCCCAGCTCTACCAGTAACAGCAGTTCTTAACGCTAACAACTCTGCTACTTTGACTCACACAGCTGGTGGTCAGATTGTTATGACTCCAGTGGGCAGCACTTACAACGTTCCAGTATTGGCAGGATTCTCTGGCGTAACAAACGTAAGAGCAACGGGTACAGGTCAGTCTACAGTATTGGCTATTTCTGGTTGGTCTAACTTGGTATACGCTATTGGTACTACAGAACCAGCAGCAGATCCAGTCAACGGAACTCTATGGTACTACAGCGATCCTACACAAGTTGACATTATGATCAACACTGGTACAGCTTGGAAAGGCTATTTGGTAGCTGGTACTGACGCACGTGGTTATACACTTGGTTCAACTGACAGCAACGGTGTCATCGTAGCAGCAGCAACACCAACTACACAAAGCAGCGGTGCAGCATTGGCTAAGGGCGATCTATGGTTGAACACTAGCGATCTAGAACATTTCCCAGCACTAAGTCGTTGGAACGGTTCAGCTTGGGTTGCAATCGATAACACAGACCAAGTAAGCACAAACGGTATCTTGTTTGCTGACGCACGTTGGGACAACAGCGGCACAAATGATGCAGCAAGCGGTACAGAAATCAGTACACAAACATTGTTGTCAAGCAACTATGTTGACTTAGACGCTCCTAATCCATTGCTATACCCACGCGGTATGTTGTTGTTCAACACACGCCGTTCAGGTTACAACGTGAAGAAATTTGTTACTAACTATTTCAACACTACAGCAGATAACGTAGCTACTTGGTCATCTGGTACAACTTACGCACAAGGTGCATTTGTATTGTACGGAACAACTATCTATGTATCATTGTTGGGCAGCAACACTAACAACAACCCAACATCGGCTGCTACATACTGGAGCCCATTGCAAACTAGCACTTGGGTAACAGCAAGCGGTCTTAAAGATGATGGTAGCCCATACGCTGGTCACTATGCACAACGTCAAATCATTGTTCACGCAATGAAAGCAGCGCTAGATGCTAACACTGAGATCCGTGAAGAACAGTTCAAGTTCAGCCTGATCTGCGCTCCCGGTTATCCAGAATTGATTCCAGATATGGTATCGTTGAACAATGACCGTGCTAACACAGCATTCGTCATCGGTGATACCCCAATGGGCTTGAGCACAAACGTTGTTGATATTACTAACTGGAGTAACGACACTAACGGTGATGGTCTTGCAACAGCAGATCCTTACTTGGCTGTTTACTATCCAGGCGGGTTGAGTTCTGACTTGAGCGGTAACGAAATTATGGTTCCAGCAAGTCATATGGCTCTACGCACATATTTGTACAACGACAACGTTGCATATCAATGGTTCGCTCCAGCAGGTACACGTCGCGGTCTAGTAAGCAATGCAACTGACTTGGGTTATGTCAATTACACAACAGGCGAATTTGTTCGCACTGGTGTAAATCAGGCTCTACGTGATGCATTGTATCAATTGCGTATTAACCCAATCACAATTATTCCAGGTATTGGTCTAGTTGTATGGGGTCAGAAAACTCGTGATCCAAACACAGAAAGTATGGACCGTGTTAACGTTGCTCGTCTTGTTAACTATATCCGTACAATCTTTGCTAGTGCAGGTAACGCATTCTTGTTTGAACCAAACGACAAGATTACTCGTGACCAGTTCGCAGCAGTATTGAATCGTGCGCTGAACGATCTAGTTGCTAAACGTGGTATCTATGACTACTTGGTAGTTTGCGATACAACAAACAACACCCCAGACCGTATTGCAAACAATCAGTTGTATGCAGACGTTGCTATCGAGCCAATGAAAGATGTAGAGTTTATTTACATCCCAATCCGCTTGTTCAATCCTGGTGATATCGCCAGCTTGGGCGGCAAGTAAAATTGGTGATAAATAAACATATAGGAGAATAATTAAAATGGCAGTAGCATCCTTAACAAACTTCACAGTACCCCTAGCAGGTGGCGCAACAGCCACAAGCCAGGGTCTGTTGATGCCCAAGCTAAAATATCGTTTTCGTCTTAGTTTCATCAACTTCGGCGTAAGCACCAACAACGTAATCGAGTTGACTAAGCAAGTCGCAGATACAAAACGCCCAAGCGTTAAGTTTGCTCCAGTCACTGTTGATATCTACAACAGTAAAGTTTACTTCCAAGGTAAACCTGAATGGGA